ACTTCTAACAAGCAATTGTTTAGATCTATAAGTAAACTTTGATAATTAACTACTTGTGTGACAGGAGAAAGAATTAAGTCTTTGTTCCATAAAGTTATGCTTCCTGTAACAATTGGCGTAACAACTTCTTCTGCAAAATCAGTTCTTATGTAGTTTACTCTTCCTAAGGTTGCCGGGTCCGTGCTGGCATATGGGTCTCCACTAAAGTCATACCACATGGTTTTTCTATTAAATGCCATCTGCGCATCGCCGGCAATAAGATATTCTGAATAGTCATATTTCATTAGCCAATTTATTGTTTCTACTGGCGGCAATATGTAATCTACTACACTTCCGACAAAGTTTAAAGTTCGGCAGATGGAGTGAAATGGCGTGTAATTATTCAGTATCGTTCTCACTTCATCTAGTCTGAAGTCGCTCAGGTCTTGAACTACTACACTTATGCCATAGTCGGCGCTTATTGTGCCAGAACAGCCTTCTTCATAGTCATTGGCCATATCGCCGGGATTGGTGCTGTTTCTCAAACTACCATTATATTCATCCATGTTGTAAACATTTTCGCTGTAGGGAAATTCTGTTCTTATTTGTCCGAATACAACAGGATTGTAAAATGGGTTTCTTGTAGGAACAAAGCTGTCAAAATAACTGTCATTTGAAGTAATCAAACGCATATTCCAGTTTTTGGGCGGCATATTAGGGGTTATGAGGAAATAATCCCTGTCATCTTGTAAGATCAAATTTTGTAGGAAATACTGACATAATTGCACCTGTTGAGCTGTCATATTCTCTGTAACATAGGTAATTTTGATTCGGTCGCCCTTCTGTAAATTTTTAGCGTAGGAATCCCATACCATAGAGGTAGTTCCATCGCCGTTTTGAATAAAGTTTATAAGGGCTGTACTTTGTTGTCTAAATTCAAATGGGCTTAGCGCCACTTCTGCCAGTTCAAGAATAAAAAGATTATCTGGGCCATAATCGGCCAAAAGTGCATCACTTGTATATTTCGCCAACTCAAAAACGAACACGTCTGTAAATTCGAAAGTCTGAGTGTAAATCTGAGGCACAGAAACTTGCCAATATTGGTAATACTCGCTTAAAAATATACCGGCTTGGTCAAAAGCTTGCATCAAAGATTCTAATGTGCCTTTGCGCTTAAATTGTGGCACAGCGGTTATAATTTGCCCTCTCCATCTCGTAATATCGTTTCCCATAAGTTTCAAGCTAAACATTTGTGCCAAATAGTTTAAATATGGCTCTGGCGTACAGTTCGCATTCAAAATGTCAATTAGTCTGCTTGCTTGGTCATCTAGGCCGGTAAAAGCCTTTGCAACGGAATTGTTTAGAGCCGTCAAAGTAAATACGCTTTTGTCCTGTTTGGCATAATTTGTATCGTACATTCTTGGCATGTATGCTGTGAGCAAAGTCATGTATTTTTCTGGGGGACATCCATGAGATGGTATTGCAACTTCATTCTTGATATCGGGTCTTATGTAAAAATGGAGATATGTAGTATAAGTTTGGCTCTTATATGCAGATAATCGCATGGTATAACTATAGCAAATGTAATAGTCGCCTTCCTTGATTGGTCCCGGTTCCCAAATAAATCTGAAATGACCATTTGACAAAACCGGATCGTCAGTTACTTGTTGAATCAAAGAAGCGGAATTATCTTCGCCATAAATCCACATGGGCAAGTTGCCCGGAGCACAAGTTTCCCCAGCACAATAAGCCATAACTGCTTCGGAATAATAAGTGGTATTGCCGCCAAAAGTTGGCAATTGCACATTTTCTGATATTGCGTTATTAGGCAGAGTTGTATTTACGTCGGTAGTATTAGTTCTGTTGGGGTAAAGAGTTCTACTTCTTATTTCGGATTCTATCCTATCTTTACGAATTAATATTTGCTGTCTGGTTAATTGGTCTTCAGTGGTGCAGTATTCTTGTTCTACTTCGTACAGCTGCCTTTGCAAAACCGGCAAAACATCAATTTGCGATGTTGAAAAATCTTTTTGATTAGTCTGACTTCTTGATATAAAAAATATTTTTATAGTGTCGAAGCTTTCTGGAACTTGTGTAAAGCAACCGTCTAGACCCGGGGTGTATAGGTCAAAAAGTATTGAATCAGTGACAGTAGGACTGTTTGTATATGGTACTATCGCCATGTTTCTCCATTACTCATAATGAAACCGCAAAGTGATGCTGTCAGGTCTTATTATCTCATAAAAATTAACTATTACTTCATTTGGGTTTCGGTTGTTCTCATTATCCACAGTAAATTGTATGTCATATCGATATGGCTGAGCAATATTATTCAAAGCCTTCAAAACATCAATTGTTCTGAGCGCTTGTCCATACTGCCAATTTTGTAGATTGAAAAAGACAGCCAAATCTCTATAAATTGCCGCACTAATTTCTTCTTCAAAAGGTATAAATTGCGGCGTCAAAAATACATCAATATTCATACTGACTAAAATTATGACACCATCAAGTATGCTGATGTGATCCGTCAACATCTTTTTGGTGTCAAGATATTCATACAGTTCCAGCTTAAATTGAGATGTGGGCACAACTAGTCCGTCTACCCCATTTTTCACCAAAACATAAATATTAATTAAATTGGCAGAACATCCGCTGTGTCTCAAAGCGGCTATGCCTTTGCCTGTCTGCCCGTTATAGGGACTAACAAAAAGGTCAACCAAGTTTTTATAATCGCTTCCTGTAACAGCTCTGTTTTGCACATTCGCATACGCCGGTAGTTTTCTGCGTATGTCCTCCACAGTGTCTCCATCATAACCAAATTGGCCTCTGGTGTAGTTTGATAGATTTACGGGCACACTGTAGCCTAAAACTTCAAGTGGTATAAGAATATCTTGACTGACGAAATTGCTGACAATGTTTCCAACTACACCACCACCCACTCTGTATACTATGGTTATGGTGCTGCCGAGCGCAGGTGCTAATCCAGCCCTATTATTGCCGAATGTAACAAAAACTTGATACTGACTGCTGTATTCAATCATGTATTCTTGCAAAGGTTGGCTGCTGGTAAAAAATTGCACCTGTCGCCATTTTTGCCCATCAACATATACTCTGACACTGTCTAGTAGTACCGGCGCAAATTCTAGAGTCAAAACCTGATTAATCTGTCCAGTTCCAACAAAGTTTTGAGAATATGTTTGGCCCTCTAGGCCTACAACATTGCTATTGCTTAAACTGCCAGCCTGAATAATTATGGGCTGGTCAAAAATTGGTCGCATATATTGATCTGCTGGAAACAATTCTATTACCAAAGGAACTTCATTGGAAACCAAATTGACGTCTAAAGGAGTTGGTATTTCCAAGTTAATTTCTTGTGGAGTAGAAATCCTAGCTGTCCATTGGCTTTTTGCTGCTATTGGCGGTGTCGGTTGAAAACCAACTAGTTTTGCCAACCTAAAAGCACTATCAAGTTCAGTAACAGTATTGATAAAAAGTTCGTTTGCAACTTGGTCAATCTTAAATGATAAAGTGTCTCCCACAAATGCCCAGTTTTCAATAAGCATAATTGCTAAACTGGACTCTATAAAGTCGGTAAATTCGGTTCCGAAGTTGTCCCTGCAATACGTTATTAGCCTATTCTTTAAACTCCAAAAATCTTGGTTAGTGTAGTTTAAGCTTACAGGACTAGGGCGATTTGGATTAGTCGTAATTTTATAAGGCACTACTTCAAAAGGACACAATTCAGCCATTTCATACTCCTGTAGGTATCTGAATTACCAATCTCTCGACAGCATTAATATTATCAGGAACTAGGAATCTTATAGCCACATAAACGGAATTAGAATCCATATTCGATGCCATTGATAATTCCTGATTTTTGTTGCCATTAGCATCAGTGACGGAAACATCTTGAACAACTATTCTAGGCTCCCACACTGCTATGGCACTGTTTATGGCAGCTTTAATCTTGTCATATATAAGAGGATCATTTTGATCGAATAGCAGCACCCTTAGTGCTGTGCCATATTCTGGCATCATGACTCTTTCGCCGGGATTAGTTAAAATTAACTGCAAAAGGTCTGCTTTTATGACATTCACGTCATAAATAGTAGGCAACAAACCTTGTGGTGTGTTAACAATAGGGTAAGGGCAACCAAGCAGATTCATCTTAACAAATACTCCCAAAATATTATAGTTTTAGGCTAATATTTGTATATAGTCATTCCTTCCAGCTATTTAACTATCCCTTATTTATTTGCTTTTTAAGTTCCTGAATGGTTGCATTATTTGTTGGACGCAATGGTGCCATGTTGAATATGCTTGCAGCGGGAGCTTCCGGGCTTGCGCTGGCAAATAGCCTATCGCTTAATACTATAGAGCCTCTTTTGCCATCAAAAACAAGCACCGGACAAATGTTTGGAACTTTTTCTCTTGGCGGCACAGGCAAGCCTGCCGCTTTAAGCTCATCCTCTACCTTTTTCTGTTCTTCCGTTGGTTCTGCATCGTAGTCTTTACCAGCTAAAAGAAGACTTCTGGCATCGCTGACAGAAAGATATGTTTTATTCTTATTATATTTGATATCTTTTGTTATTTCTATGCTGTTGTTTTTTACCAAAGTTATTTTGTTGCCTATGCTTGTGTCTTGGTCCTCAAACCCGACAACTTCTACGGCACTCCCAAAAGTTTCTAGCCTATAATCACCACCAGCACGCAATTGCAAGAATCCGTTTTGCTCTTTCCTTTCCCTCATAATTATAAATGTTCCTCCTCTTTTGTTGCCTTTTTGAGGAGCTAGTATTTCAAGGAACTTGTCATCGGTAGCTTCGGTTTGATTTGT